GCACCTGCCACTCTCTTAGCCTTACGGCTTCTCCTTCATGGCTGTGGCGGAAAACCGCCCCTCAATCCCCCGGCCGAAGCCGGGAGCGGGAATTAAACAGCCATCCACCCACGCTTTATTCTAGTCGAGCGGGGGACAACGACTACCGACGGGTCCAGCTCTGGAGATCCCATAACCTGGGACCTGAGGAGCCTCTGCCACGAGTCGAGAACTGAATCAAGTTTTCGGCTAACAAGCCTAGGAACCTGGAACTCGAAACGGTGCAAATCACGATTCCAACGAACTCGGAAACGTTTGGCGTTTAACGCCTCCGCTTCCTCGGGTTGGGATACTATCCTTGCGGGGAATCCCGAGCTCTCTGTCCCATAAGGGACTCGGAAGCTGGATGAGATCCTTTTCCACAGGAAGTCAGACGCAGCTTTGTAGCCTCGTTTGCAAAGAGCGTTCGCATAGGAGACGTAGGCGGCGTAAGCCGTGCCGTCAGTTCTACTGCCGGTCCAACATTTCCGCAACTTGACAGGGGTGACTTCGACACCGTTATAGGCGTCCATGCCACATGACTCGCGGAACTTGCCGGAAATGCAAGATTTAGCGACATTGACTTTAAGCCCGTGTCGCTCCAGAGCTTGCATACATAAGTGGGCGTATTCCGTTGGGACGCAAATGTCGTCTCCGAAGACGTACACCCACTTCCCCACTACGGACGGTGATTTACGTGTCTCTCTTGAGAGAGAAGCCACACAGATCGCCCAAAAGCAGACCGCCTCGACAGGGAAGCATAAAGCACTCCCCATCGGAGCGAACTTACTCAAGGGTAACACCTCCCCAGTTGGGAGCTCTGTGGCCGATGTCCTCGTGGCCTCAAGCGCGCGTAACAGTCCGGGCACATGCTCGAACAGCGCACGCACGAGTTTTAAGGACACCCGGTCCGACGCATCCTTGAGATCTAACGTTGCGAACTCGCCTGACCTACTAGAGGACAGAGCGATCGCGCGATTGACCTCTTGGGATGTAAAGTTCACTTGCCCCCTTGTCATCCGTGAGGACTCAAGGTGACGCATGATCTTCCGCCCAAGGCCCTGCTGAATCCACTGGAATTCCAGTGGCTCACAGGAAATGAGACGAGGACCGCGGCTATCTTTTGGAACGAGCACAACCTTAGCAACGCCTTCCTTAAGACGTTCCAAGGATCGATACCAGTCCAATCGATCTTCCAGTTCACGCGCACCCCCTACCACGAAGTATTCATAGTAGGGGTACACCTGATGAATCCTGTTGTACAGTCTGGCAAATTGCCACTTGTCCTCGAGGCGTTCACCGGTGGCCACCGCGCCAGGGCCGTGCCGAGGGATGATGTCTTTGTGATCGAAATCACGAAACAAGTCCCTGATGATGTAGCTGGCGGCGAAGGTTTCGCTGCCGGCGAACTCACCATCCGAAAGCTTAAGTTCTTCCTCAGTCGACTTAAAGGACTCGATCACTCGAGCCTCATCAGCCGGCTTATAGGAGATTTCCAGCTTGTAGCACGCGAAACAGACTTGACGGATATGACTTATTGCCGTCGTATCTGCATCATGCCTGACGGACCCATCAGCGTGAAATACCAATTTGAAGTATTCCTGCATGAAAGCGGGTATACAACTCTTCTTGGCGGGTTTAAAGCCGCTCGGAAGGGAGAAATTGGTTTGGACCAGTCCTTCGTCGAGAGCTTTTCCTAACTTGGGAAGGCTCTTTGTTAAGAAGCTGATCCTCTCGTGAGAGACACGTTCCACGATGGTACGTATATCACGCAAGATTGACTTCACACTGGTCTCCAGAGGGTTGTCATGCAGTAGTTCAGAGAGGAGCTCAACATAAAAGTTGTTCTGCCTTTTCAGGGCTACCATAGTTGGCATATCCTTGCAGAGGACACGCCGTCACCCACTCGCAACCAGACTACTAGCTTTCGCCGTTCATGATGGCGAAGAGCGTAGTGTTGCTGGTGATACCGGTAGTGGCACTCAGAGCGCCACCGCAGGCAAGAGACGCCAACTCGGCGACCATGTCTGTGGCAGTGTCGAAGTATCCACCATCGTTAGCCCAGATCTTTGGCATCGCAACCGTGAGGTTGACGGTGATCCGGTACGTGACACCATCCTCGACCACGTCCATATAACGGGACATGAGATGGCGCTCGATGGCTTGCTGGCCCTTGCCAGTGGTTTCGTGCGAAATCAGGAGGACGTCATCCGGAATACTCGTACCAAGGCTGGACGGGTCATACCGGACAGAGCCCCCATCCTTTGCAGTGAGCCACTGCCGAAGGGTGAAGCTTTTGTCGGCGCCGGCTCGGTCGTTGAGTGTCAGTGTAGATGCTAGCATGTAAATTGCTCCTATCTATATTTGATGCCAGCTGCAAGAGCTGACAGTAGCCCCAGCTGTCCTGGGTTCAACGAAGACAGATCAAACATGGATGCTGTCCAAGGGAGACCGAGAGCACGCTCGTAGTTCGTTTTCACCACAGTACCAAGGTACTGATCCGGTGTTTGCGGACCAGCGATGATGTGTGGATTAGTCTGCCAAATATCCCAAACTGCCGCTTCTCGAAAACTATGGGTGACTCGTGAGAGTTCCCATGGCTCTTCTGGGCGGAGGCGGGCTAAGGCATCCAAGCGACCGGAGATGTTGAAAAAGTAGTCCACAACAAAAGACAGAGGAACCAAGTTCCAAGCCTGCTTTAGTGGATTAGCACCTCCGATCGCTCCAACGAACCCCCGCAGATACCCTATCGCGTCGTCAAGGTGAGACATGAGCTGCCGCAATGTAGCGGTGGCGTGAAACCCAAGACGATAACCGCGTAGGATATACTTAACCCCCCATCCACGCACAGGCTCTAGAACGACCTCGGACCCCAGGCTTGCCTGGAGAATGTTGTCGCGCCGGAACCGAAGTGGGACGGGCTTGCCATACGTCTTTCGCAAGAAGACCAAGCGCTTTTCCACGCTTGAGGCAAGTGACCCCAACGCACGAAAGTCTGAGACTAGCGAGTCCCAGGCAAACGTTTTGTTGAGGTGAAGGGCTGCGAGATCGCTAACGATATTGCCAGAGAACTTCGGGATCATAGATTTCAGATCCAGAAGACCTTGCGTTGTCTCTGCGGCCGAGATTTCCTCGGGCCACACCTCCGTAAAAGCGTTAAACGCTTCAAGGAGTAAATCGTTGCGATCACCTACAGGCAGCGTGGGCAGCATACTCTGGAGGACGTCGGTTTCCAACAGGGGACCAATCAATACGGGATGATGATTCAAACCGTAGTCCCCACTCCAATCCTGGTATACCTTACCATGGTAGGTCCATTTCTCATGACGGCAAGCGTTTACCCAAGAACCGACATTGGTTAGTCGATCTTGAGGGCGCGATACATCCTCCATATGTTCAATATGGTTAAATGTACGCCATGAAAAGTAGGAGCCTCCTGATGGGTAATCAGGATGCACGTAAACGACCGGTATCAGACGTGAGTCTGACCTAGAACGCAGACGTGTCATAGGAAACCTCCAGAGAAGCTAATCGGTTCTCTCTCTACCAACGCTCGCGCTGAAAAAGAGAGTGCAGGAGCCCCAGG